AAAAATATAGTTTGTACTATCGTTAAAAATATAGTTAAATCCGTCAAAAATTATCAAACTAGTGTTTATTAAATTATTACAAAAAGGTGCAATATTTTCTTCTTGCCCACTAAATGAAATGTTATAAGTTTGGTTTGTGCTTATTGTTAAAATTTCACTTTCTACTCCGTTTCTAAAACCCATTAAAAAAAAGTTGTCGTTGTAATCTTCAACTACTATAAAATAATCTTTCTTTAAAAGTTTGCTAAAATTAACATTATCAAAAGCACTTATTTTACTAAAATTCAAAGATAAACTTTGATTGTAAGATTTACCACCGTCTGTAATTTGTTGCGATTGCGAGAAAGTACTTGCACCAAGCATTTCAAACTTGTAAATAAACGTTTGAGGGAAACCCGTTAACTCTACACCGTTATAAGCTATGTTTGAACGCGTTACTTTTTTGTAAGGCGCTAAATAAACAGACTTAACGCCACCAACTGCATTTTTGCATTGCTTATTTCGTCCGTTAGTAATTTCTCTCATCGTAAAATCTTCTGTCTAGTCTGTCGCGTCTTATGTCTTGCGTTCTCGTGCCGCTCATTAGCCAACCTCCCGTTAGTTTAATTTTATCTACCTTGTTATCTAAGTCAATATATTGTAAATACTCAGGTATATTCTTGTAAATAAGAAACTTTTGCGCTCTTGCTAGATACATTTGCGCCTTAGTTCTTTGTGTTTGTGCTAAATATTGCACCTCACTTTTATCTACTATTTGACTGTCGCTTGGTTGATGCTTAAATATACCCCCGTTATCAACGCTATAACTTGCGATTTCAACGTATTCAGCAAATATTTGATGTCTAAGTATAGGTTTTAAATAATCTTCGTACAAAACAAGGTAATCGCCAGTTAAATTGTTGTTTGTAAAGTCTGTTAATAGTCTATTGTACAAAGGCGTTCCTAGTAAAGGCTCAATTACAGAAATTTGAACATCTAAAATAACTGGTTTTATCTTGTCTACGTCGATATTACCACCCAAAGGCGTAAATTCTGTAATTTCTGACGGTCTTATTAATAGTGTTATAGGCATAATTTCTAATTAAATCTTTTGTTTGATGGTAAAAAACCATTGAAAGGCATATCTTTTGGTGCTGTATAAACTAATTTATCATTTGCTGGCAATATTTCGCCTTCTTTTCTTGCTTGTGCTGGGGTTATTTTATCTGCTAAAGGGCTATTTACGTCTGATTTCAGCCTATAAGTTTCTCGAATCCAAAAATGATGGCAATCTCCACCGCCTTTATAAAGCCAAATATCGTAATTATCAGCACCTTTTGCTCCCCAACCCGCATTAACAGACGATTTACTCATTCTGTCTATGTCTTGCTTGCGATATAGTTTATTTGCCCCTACCATTTTACTGCAAAACTCTCTACTATTAGCGTTTAAACCTGAACTATATCTATAACGGCTCTTAAATAGTTTACCATCTTGCGTTGGGTTTGTAGTTGTATCTTTTGCGTTAGGGTTTGCCGTTCCCGTACTTGCAAATTGTATGTTATGACCCGCTATAATAGTATCTAATTCTTCTTCATCTTCATACTCAACCTTTCTACTATCAACTAAATCATAACCTTGTAAATCGCTGTCTAAACTATCTAAAATCTCATCTAGTGTTGACTTTTTTTTTTCTTCGCTTAGTTGCGTTGGCATTGCAGTATCTTGCACCTCTGAAAGTGGTTTGAAATAAAAATCAAAAGCCATATTATTAAAAGAAATGATTTCGTCAATAGCTTCTATAATTGGAAACTGTTTTGGCGCAATAACACGCTTTAAAAGCTGTGCTTCTGCTTCGTCAAGTTCGTTTGCGTTATTACCTAAACCCGTATTGTCTTTAATTCCCGCTAACATTGGTGAAGTAAGAAAATGACCCGTCATTATTTGTTGCCTTGCCTCATTGCTTAAAAACTCCCATTGTTTGTGCATAGACTCGTTTACTGGAAACGCTGTTATAGTAATTTCCGAATCTTTACTAGCAAAATTTAAAACAAACTTACCAGCGTTAGGAGAACCCGTTAATTTAGCTTTTATTTGACGCTCAAAACTATCTTTTTCTTCTGCTGTTAACGTTTGACCATCTGGCACGTTTATAAGATAACCCGCACTCAATCCGTTAAGCAAAAAGTTATTATAAAAGTTACTAATCTCCTCCTCTATGTTTGCAAATTGCAAGGCTGGCAGGTAACTTGGATCTGAGAAGTAATTTTTACCAGCTGAGTAAGGCTTTATACAATATATTTCCGATTCATCGTTAGAAGTACCAAACGCACTAAACTGTTCTGCTAATTTTGGTTTAGTCCAATCTTTATTATAAAAATAGTGTTCTATTTCGCCCTCCTCATTTTCCAAACTAGGCACTACATATTGTTTAGGCAAATGAAATATACCCGTTACTTTTTTGCGGTCTTTAGATTTTATAACTTGTACGCTAGCCTCGCCAAATAGTTGGAAATCACTAACTATCTTGCGTAGGTCTTTGCTGTTTAAAATAGTTTTAAAATTTGCCCATTCCGTTGGCTTAGTACTTGCATTTTTAGCAAATAAGCCTTGCCCGTAAATTAGATGCGTGTATGCTGTTATAATAGAATGGTTTGTTACGCTTCCGTTAAACCTATCGATAATGTATTGGTAAAAACTATTGTTAACGCCGTTTAAAACCCAGTTTTTAGATTTATTTTCTTGCAATACGGGTTTAACGTAGTTGTTTAATTGTATTAATTTTATTTCGCTCATATTAAAAAGTAAAAATATCTTTAGTAATTTTGTATTCTTGCGTTTCGTTTGATTGGTCGGTTATAAATAGTTTACCTCTGTAAATTATTTCTCCTTGTTCTTCATCTAACACGGTTATTTGGTAATTTGAGTTATTTATAAACGATTGACTAAAAGCAATATAAATATAACCATCAACCGTTAATTGAGGTATTGTATATTCTAAAATTTCGTTATTTTCTTCGTTTTTTAGTATTAATAAAACACTGCCGTCAATATACTTTCTAGGTATTATAACTATTTCGTGATTGACCGCTAAAGGCGAAAGTATTTTCATATTTATAAAACGATAAAATAGCGATTTTGTAACATTTTGTAAAATAATTAAAATAAAGTATTGTTTATTTAAATTTTGGTTGTATATTTGTTAAAACTAAAAAATATGAAATTCCACAAAACAAAAAACGGAGAAAAAATTAAGATATGTGATTTAGAAACAAGCCACTTAAAAAATATTATTAATTTAATTGAAAGAAAATCAAAAGAAGGAATAACTATTAGAATGGGTGGTGGCTCAACTGCTGAGGATATGTGGTACGATGAAGAAGAAATTTATGGAGAAGATGTAAAAATAGAATTAAACTTTTATGATTATGAAAAAGAATTAAAAATAAGAATTTAATAAAAAACCCACTAATTTATCACTAGTGGGTTTTAAAAAATAAAAAAAAAGATTATGTCGTTGGGTTTACTACCGCTAAAAATGCTGTAATAGTCGCGCTATCTAGTAAAGGCGCTAATTCTGTTTCAATAGAAGTACCTGTTAAGTTATAACCGTTGAAATCTGCTTTTGCGCCTCCCGTAGTTGGTGCAACTAAGAAGTCGATTCCTTCTTTTAAACCTACTAAATGATAATTTCCAGCTTTGTCTTGAACAACGGCTTTAGGAAAACCGTACGCCAATAAATTCAATTGGTGGTTGTCTTCTTTAGTTGTTTTTGGCAAAACTAAAGTTAATGTTTGGGTGTTTGTAGTTGTACCCGCGTTTCTGTCAGATGCTAATGATTGAGCAAAAATATTTCCGTCTCCAATTAAGTCATATTGAAATACGTCTACTAAAAGAGGATTCATTGCCGTAGCTACGCCGTTTAAAACTGTAAAAGGATTTTCAATGTCGTTAAATAGATACACCTTTGAAGTACCTGCTATGGCATTTTTACATTGCTTTTTACGACCGTTCGTTATATCGCACATATATTATTTTGTGTTAAAAAAGGGAGTTTTTACGCTCCCCTTAGATTAATTATACGTATAAAACGTTGAATTTCTGGTTTACTACGTGAGCAAAGATTGTAAAGATAACGTCGTAGAAGTAATCCTTTCTTGGTGCTGGGTATGGAGCGATTTGAATGTCAGAATAGTCATCTAACAAGTCCGTACACCACATAAAGTTCATAGGTACACCAGCTAACATTACGTTAGGCGCTAAAGGTACAAATACAATTTCTACGTCTAAGTAGAAATATTTGTTAGTAGCTAAATCTACTGTAAAAGTATCTCTGTAAACTTGTGCTTTGTTAAAATTGTTAATTAATTTTTTAACGCTTCTTGATGCATAAATATAAGGCTTGTCGTTGCCAGATAAAACTTCGTCAGGGATTGCGTTGTAAATTTTACCAACTTCTGCCCCAATATTTGCAGAATCTAAAACCGTACCGCCTACTTTAATTCTCTTTCCTACTGCACCTTTGTTGTAAATGATTTTAGTAGTTAATGAATCAAACAATGTAGTTGGCATTGCAGCAACTAATGCTTTTTCATTTGCAGAAACTTGTGTTTGTAAAGCTCCAGCCGTTAGTAAAGCAACCGCAGTTTTTGTTGATGCCAAAGCACCATTCCAATACTTGTTCTCTGAATCGTTTGAAATTAAAGGCGCAACACCGTTTAAAACCAATCTGTTAAATTCATCTGATACGTCATTAATTGCACCAGGTGCCATATCTCTATTGAATCTAGTAGAACGCAAATCGTCTGGAGTAAATTTATCGATATACTCAACTTTTACAGGGAATACTGTTGTATCTTCTAAACCAATACTACCAGCTTCTGAACCCGTTGGGTTAACGCTCCAAGGTTGCATTGTTACCGAATTAATATTTTCAGTAATTACGCGACCAGCTTTAATGCCAGTTTCAAACATTACCAAACCATCTTCAACAGTTGCGTTTCTGAATAAAATTTCGGCTATAATGTCCGCTTTGAAATCTGTGGGAATTACCGCCCCCGTGTATGCTATTGCCATATTATATAAATTTAGTTAAATTTGTTTTTGTGTTCAATGAATTTCTGGTATGCCGTTTGCGCTCCTAATTGCGTAGGTACTGCCACCTTTGGTTTTGTTGCTGGTTGCGCACTTAAAGCAACTATTTCAGCTTTTAAAACTACGTTTGCATCTGTAACCACCTTTAACTTTTCGTTAAAATCTTCTGCGTATTTAATCATAATAGATTTAATAGCATTTTCAACCGCCGTTGCTTGGTCTGTTGCACTTGGTACATTTGGCTCTGAAAGTGGTGCGTCTACATTTTCTTCTGCTGGCGCTTCCATTGCTTTCATCGAACCAATTTTACCTTCTTCCGTAACTGACAAAATCATACCATCCTCTAACTCGTAATCGCCAACTGGTAAAGGAACTTGCGTACCATCTTCTGCAACAACGAAAACTGCACCGCCCTCCATCATCATATCGCCCTCGTATTCGATAACCACCGAACCGTCAGCGCTTTTTACACTACCTAGTTTAATATCTACTTTAGGCTTTAATGCCAAAGCAATACTAGTAGGTAGGTTTTTCAACATCTCAATTATTTCTACACTCATATTTATTTCCGATTTTAAATTTACTTCTTCTAGTGATAACATCGCGTCAATACTAAACCCTTTTACTTTGCCCGTTTTAACAAACTCACTCCAAACATTATCGTTGTCAACTTTCATAGTTGCAATCCAGCTGCCCTTAGGATAGCTTAACCCTAAAGCATTTGATTTATCATTTTTACTATCTTCTACTATCCAACTTTCAACAAATGTAACACCTTCGATTTTTTGGCTTTCGTCATGTTCTATTGTGCTATTCTTTTGGTGGTTATTTTTAAAGAAACCGTAAGATAATTCTTTAATGGTATTTTCTGAAAATGTTATATTGAACTCCTCGCCGTTTTGATTGCGATAAATTGGCTTGTTTGGCTCTAACACTAAACCAACTAAAATACGCTGTTCACTATCTATTTCTTTAAGTTGCAAAGACTGTGATTTCAATGCTATAAAGTCGCCCTCCATAGCTGGATTTAAAACAAGCGAAACCGCAAAAACTCCTTTATTTTCTTCTGGATTATAAAAAGCCTCATATGTCCTCATAATTTATAAACGAAATAAATGTTAAATTGTAACATAAAAAGATTTGTATAAAAGTATTGTTTATTTAAATAATAGTTATATCTTTGTAGAAACCAAAAAACAAATATTATGAAACTAGAATTAAAACATTTAACACCTTACTTGCCTTACGCTATAAGAGTTGACTACGGCTACGCTAGATGGTATAGCCTAACAAAAAATACATTTAAGTTGAGTTTACTTAATTTATCAAAAGTAATAAATTTTAATCAAGAATGGAAGCCAATATTAAGACCTCTATCAGATATTACAAAAGAAATAAAAATTAAAGATAAAAAGTTTGTCCCTTGTGAAGAAGAAATAATTTGCCATTTAGAAATGAGATTTAATAAAACTTTTGATTTTTTTGACGGAAATGGTAGCAACGAAAATATTGATGCTTTACCTAGATTTGCTTTTCAGAAGTTATTAGAATGGCATTTCGATGTTTTTGGCTTAATTGAATCAGGACTTGCGGTAGATATAAACAATTTGTAAAAACAAAACCCGATAACATTACGCTATCGGGTTTTTTATTAAAATTTACTATTTGATATTATATTACGCTCTAACGCTTGCGCGGTGGTAACCGCAGATGAAACTACAAACGCCATAACGGGTTGGTTTTGACCTCCTAAACTAGACGCTATTTGATTTGCTCCCGTTCCTTGAACTAAATTGAAAGACGGTGCAGATGGTGCTTGTTGACCTCCGCCGCCGCCAGTATTTGAACTTGGTGGAGTTGAGCCGCCAGCGTTGGTACTTAATATTTTTTTAATTTGTATTGCAGAAAACGCCCCAGCAAGACCAGCTTGAATTAATGGATAAGCGGGAAATAAAGTAGTGATAGGAGATTTTTGTGCTGTTGTATAAGCATTTTGCACACCCTCGTAACCCGCAATAGTTGCTTGTGCCACTGCTGTTGCTTTTCCTATTTTAGAACCTCTTCCAGCAATTTCTCCGATTAGATTTAAAGTGTTGTTTGCCAAACCTATTTTAGCATCTTTAACCGCTGTCGCTCTAATTATTTCGTCTGCAATTGCTTTTTCGTCTATTGCTTTTTTATCTGCTGCAGCCTTATCGTCAATTATTTTTTGGTCTGCAATTTCCTTATCTTTAATTTCTTTTTTATTTCTAGCAAATTGCGCTTCTAGTTCTACTGTTGAAACATTATTATCTACTAATATTTTTCTTTCTTGCTCAAACTTTGCCGTTAGATTTTGTAACGCAGTTCTTGTTTTTTGCAAGTTATCTTCTCTCGCATCGTCCTCAATTTTATTTGCTTTCTCTAAAGCGGATTTTCTTGCGTCCTCAATTGCTTTTCTTTTTGCTTTTGCTATTGCATCTGCTTTCTCTTGTAATGCCTTTCTTTTTTCATTTATAGATTTATTGTCAGCATCTATTTTATCCTGAGCGTCTTTGTTATCTTTTACTTTTTTATCGTTTCTTTCTTTGTCTATAGCAATTAAATCTCTGTTTAATCTTTTAGCTAATTCATTTCTTTTTTCGTCGCTAATTCCTTCCTCTTGCGTTGCTTTTAAATATCTGTTTTTAGCCTCTACTTTTTTCTTACTAAAGTCATCTAATAAGTCGCCTCTAGTTTGCATATAATCTTCGTTTTGCTTTAAAGATTTTTTTGCTTGTTCATTAAAAGCATCTAAAGCCCTTTCTGCTTCCGAAGTTATGCCTATAAAATCAGTAACTGCATTAGATACCGTTCTAAAGAAATCGCCTACTAATTTAAGCCCTGGCAAAAACTTTGTAACCGCATCTGTAATTTTTCCAAAGTTCAAAACTAAAGAAACTAACGCCAAAATTATTAAACCAATTCCCGTACCAGCTAGAGCAAGTTTAAAAAGTTTCATCGCTCCCGTAGACGCACCAACTACAAAACTGTAGGCAGACTGTAAAGCGGTTGCAATTTTGGATTCTTTAGCAAACAACGCAAGTGCCTCTACCGAATCTTTAGCTACTTGTGCGTAACCACCCGTAACAGCGTTTAGTAAACCCATTGCGCCACCATTTTCCAAAACCGATACTGAACTTTCCTTCATCCCTTTGGCTACTCCTGACGTGCTTTTTGTTAAGGTGTTTAAAGAATTGTCTAGTTTATCAATTTTACGGTTTGCGTCGCTTGTGTCGGCTACTACTTTTATAACTTCGGTTATCATTTGTATATTTCTTTATAACTGCGTTTTATTTGTTCCTTTGCTTTTTTCCAACTTTTTATTGTTGCAAATTTTCCCTTTGCTATTTCAATACATTCGCCACCGTTATAGTATGGTAACATATTGCACAATTTTATAATTTCTAGTATCATAATGCTTTGTATACTCTTACTATTTGGTAACTTATATTGTAAATACTAGTGTTACCCGTTAAACTCAATATTTTTGGTAAACCTCCATTTGGCACAAAAGTATTTAACGAATACATAGGAGCTACAATTGAAAAAGATTGTTCGGAATTTGCGCCTTTTGCAAATACTTTAGTTTCTTTAAATTGTTGCGCCAAAGCAACCGAACCTAAATCCATAAAAAAATCAAACACACCGCTTGCGTTACTATTTTTAGCATTAAATCTTATAGTAGTTATGTAATAGTCTCCTATATTTTGCGGTGTTATTTTGCTAGTTAAGGAATTATAAAGATTAACAACCCCGATAGGTAGATAGGTATTTAATACCGTACCCGCGTTATTTTGTATAATAGACGTTACACCTTGGTTAATTACAAAAGGCGACGCTTCGGTGTATTGCGTGTCTGTATAAACAGCAAACCCTTGGTCGCTATATAAATCTGCGAAATTTTCATTTGTCTTATCAAAACCTACTCTTAAAGAGTCTCCTGTTCCGTCGTTAGGTGTTGCCCCTATTCCTATCGTTTGCTGTGCCATAATTATTGCGCGTCTATTGTTAATATATTGTTATCTGCCGTTACTTCCGTACTATCTGATGTTACTATTTTGTTATCTTGATTTACGTATAATTGAAACGATTTTCCAGCTCCATCATTTACGTTTATAAATGCATCTCGATTTAATGTTAAAGTATTTTCTGTAAATGTAATATCTATAAAATTACCGTTTTTAATAGCTGTTATAAATGTAGTGCCAAACCCTAAATTTTGAATTGTTATATTCATTACGCTAGCATTGCTTACATAAACGCTAGTAGTTTGTGCTAGGTAGTTTACATAAATTTCTTTACTTGTTGGCGCGAATAAACCAAAATTAGTTTCAAAATTATTTATTAAATTAAATGTTGCGTCACCCGTTAATAGGTTTACGTTATAATCGTTAATTCTATAATATTTTTTATTTAATTCTACTATATCGTTCAACTCTATATTTGTCAATAGATAGTTTGGTAATTTAGCTTTGAATTTAAAATTTCTTTTTTTTATGTTAAATAAATTAACAACGTACTTTTGCCAATAATTAGAATATAAAGTATTGTTTATTAAAGCTCCGTTCCAAGTGCTAAACTCGTTACTCCAAATTAAACTATTGCTAACGTTATCTAACCCTAGAGTATTACTAGGAGTGTTTAAAGTTGAGTTTAAAGGCGTTTGTAATCTAAGCATTTTAACTTTTGTCGTACCTAATTGAACTACATTATTATAAAATAAAATAGGCTTAGGCACTACTTGGTTGCCTGATAAATCTCTACTCAAACCGTACTGTATATTAACTAAATTATTTGTGTTCACGTCTTTTAATCTCTCAAATAATAATGTTTCAAAAGGTAGTTCAACGCTTATTACATCGCCATCTAACGGCTTTAATTCAGTATCTTTTAAAGTCAATAAACTATCGCCGTATGCAACTATATTATTTTGCTTAAATTGTTGGTTTAAAATGGTTGTAGGCGGTTGAAATTTAAAATCAATTTGCCTTGCTAAAGTACCCCGTTCAGCATCGTAATTTTTTATATCAAAATGCTTTGTTAAGTTGACTACTTTGCCACTTAAATAATAATCGTTAGCGGTGTTTAAATAGATAGTACCGTTTCTTTGTGGAATAGCTACCAATTTGAATATCTTAAACAACCCACTTAAAAATTCTATTATTTTTAATTTAGGTAAGTTTGCTGATACGTTTACAAGTGCTTCGCTACCTTGTGAAATGCCTACGCTTGTTTCTTCTGGTGTTGGAATCCAACTAGAGCCGTTCCAACTTTCTGATCTACATACAACGGTTGCAGAATCAATTGGTATGTTAATTTGAAACTGATATTTGTTGTTTACTAAATCGTTTGTGTTAATTGTAAATTCTCTCTCAAAAGTTGGTGTTTGGTCCTGTATTAAAGCAACTTGTACTCCATTGTTAAATATAGCAAAATCGATAGGTAAAGTATCATTGTCATTGTTTATAATTGGGTTTAATATTGTTATTTTAAAGTAAAATCTTTTTTTATCATTTGCGCTATTTACAAAGGTTGTAAAGTTTAGACTGTCGGTTGCTAAATTCATAAACGTACCGCCGCCCGTTGTGAAGTTTATAAATGAAGTTCGTAGTATTTTGTTTATTGTGTTGTTACACGCCCACATATAAGCCTCTTTAAACTCTGTTCTATTTGTAAACTCATTGCTAAAAGTCAAACCATACTTAGTGCTAATTGCCTCTAGTATTTTTGATATTCTAACAGATGGGAACAAATCCAAGTCATCTACGCCCTCGCCAAATGGTTTAGTAGTACCTACATTTGTTGTTAGCAATTGTAAAGGGTTACTATAATTTGGTGTGGAATTATAAAAGAATTGCTTTCTAGTATTCATTAAATTGTAAACTATATCTCTATCAAACAAGCCCTGTTCCAATCCTATCTGAATACTTTGAACACTCGGAGAATGATCTAAAGCTTGCAAGTCTAAAGAGGTTAGTTCGTCTTCGCCTATTAAGTCTTTTATGTTTACTAAATCACCAAAAAAATTAATTGTATAATTTGCGGGTTTGCCATCTTTAACGCTAACTTTTTCTAATCTAAATTTACCAATTCTAAAAGGAAAACCTGATATTTTAATTTCGCCTTTAACCTTAGTTCGTGCGTCAAAAGTATTGTCTATGTCAGCATCGTAATAGTGTTTGAATAAAAAATTATTTCGGTCGCTTGCCGGTACCGTAAAACTTTTAGTAAAGTCAGTATTTATTTTACTTATATCGTCGGTGTTTGCAACCGAACTATTAAAATCAATATTTTCATCTTTAGATAAATCAACCTTTGTATTTCCTATAAATATTTCTGTAACCATTATACATTGTTAATATCATTAAACGCGTACTCAAATTCCAAACTATAATTTATCAATCTGTCATTTTGTCTAGTCTTAAACTCTTGGCTCTTGCTAGACACACTAATTGGAATAGCTTGTCCACCCTCTAACACCCAAACTTTTTCACTAAGTAATAATTGCTTAACTGCTTCATTTTTATCTTCGGTTACAAAGCCGCTATTAATTGTAAATTTGCTCCTAGATTGTACGTTAAACGTGTTGAATTGATGCTTACCTAAAGGCGCGCCACCCTCGAAACTATCGGCAGTTACCGAAATGGTATCTTTACGAACTTTAAACATAGTGAATATCTGACTTGCACCCTCTTTATTTTGAAAAACTATATCAATTGGCGTGTATCTACACTCATCTGTTATTAACAAAGTCTTAACTATTCCGTTGTAAGTGATTTCTACGTACTCATCGGTGGTGGTTTGGCTTAAATCTACCCACAAATATTTTATTAATTCACCGCTAAACGTTGAGCTAGGCGTTTGAATAGTGTAATTTATCTCTCCCAAAGGATAACTGCGTACTGCGATCATAATTAAAAGGGTAAAAGTGCATAGTCGAATGATATATTTTGTACTTCTGAATCTACTTCTCGTAATGCTAGCTTAAATGAAGTGCTTGTTTTTTCTCTGATGCTAAAAATTACATCATTGTTTGCGCCAAAAACTCCCGAAACGTGAACTAACGAACCTAACACTTCATATTGGTCAGTTCCCACATTTGGAAATGTAACCGTTTTAAGTACGTCAGAGCCTCCAACGTCTCCAATATAATAGTTTGCTATTCTTAAGAAAGGACTTGCTGCTGGTGCTGCTTGTATTGCGTTAATTTGTGTTTGCAAACTAGCGACCTCTTGTGCTATGAAATTCAATATAGCCGTTTCAACTACTCTATGTTCGGTTGCTGTTATATCGCTTTGACTAGCTAAATTTAAATCTATAATTGCTTGTACTTCTGCTTGTGTTGCCATAATGTTAAACTATAAAATAATCGATTGTGTAGTCGTCTGCATTGTAATCTGGTGTAATAGATTGCTCCACTTTGATAGGTAATATAAATAACCCATTACGGTTCACCTTGTATTCGTCTTGTGTTACTAATATTTTGTTAGTTGGTATAGTTGGATTTGCACCATCTTGAAAATAACCATAACCTTTTATTGCTAGGTTTGTTTGTTGCAATTGTATTACAGTTGGATCTACATCGTAGATAACATGGAATCGAACCCACGCTTGGTTGTCGCTATCATACAACCCCGCAAAAGGTGGTATTGTAATATCAAAGTCTATAAAGTCATTCACTATTCTTCCAATCTCAACTCTATCAATTGCGTTTGAGCCAGTTGGGTTAAACCTTGTTTTTTGATACGACGACAAACTAGGTACTGCCGTTATGTTACCTTGCCATATAAATATCTGCACCGTGTAAGAAGTGCAAACAAGCGAATTGCTAGGACTTGTTAACGGAATATCAATATAGTATGGCGATAGTGTTTTAATCATTTATTATTTTTTAAACTTGTTTTTAGTAAATCTCTCATATCTAAACCGTAAGCCTCTATTAATTCTTTAGGCAACTTCTTGAACTCATCGTTAAAAGGACTTGTTAAAAAGTTACTTGTTTTGATTCCTTTGCTATGTATAGACCTACCGATTATAAATGCCATTTGCTTGAAACTCATAAACCGCCCTTGCTTAGTTCTAAATTGAAACCTCTTTCTTTTTACCCAACCTAATATTGGAGCGATAGGTACGGAAACTTTACCTTGTTTAAATTGAAACGGACTGCTTGGCGCTCTTGAATTATCTCTTGTTCCCTTAACTCCTTTATCTACGAAAGTGGCGTAATCTTCTGCAAGCAATGTAAACTCTAAACTATTCTTTGACTTCTTAACCGTAAACTTTAAACTTTCGCTTAACTTTCCTGTATCTAATTTATCACGCTTTGCAAGTATTACCTTAGCTTTCTTAGTAACGTTATCACCAAACCTATTTAATATTTGTTCTGTTAACATAATGAAACTAAAACGTTCGGCACGTCGATTGTAAATGTCATAACCCAACCATCTAAAAGGTTTTTTTTACTCTCGTTCATCTGTTCGAGAGTAGGATTTTCGCTTGCGGTTATATCGTTCTCCTCAAAATCTTTAAGCATCAATAACCATAATCGGTTAACAACAGCTAAAGTTTCGTTTAGATTATCTATTTCGTTGTCGTTCTCGTAAAACTTATCTGTGGTTATTTCTTTGTTTATATCCCTAATATCCATCGCACCAATTTGGCAGTCGAATCTTATGATACTATCGCTAGGAAAAGAACAGTTACCAATGCTAACATGTAACAAAGGAAATATATTTTTCTTACTAATATCAACGTCTTCAAAATCTCCCTGTGTTATCGTGTTAATAAAATAATCCTGCTCGGCTAGAGTCTTAATGTATCGTAAAATTTCGCTGTATCCGTTCATACTAGTAAAACGATAACATTGCTAATATGTAACAAAAGCAAAAAACCCTACTCGAATGAATAGGGTTAGATTAGTATTATTAAGTTTTGTCTTTGCATAACTATTTAATTGAAGTTGCTTTATATCTAATCTTTTTTGCGTTTTTAGAATAAAATAAGCTCGCTTCAACTAATGTGTTGCAGATTTTACTTGCTTTTTTACCTTGTTTGCAAAATATAGGAGAATTATTGTTTGCAAAGTGATTTATTGCGTCTTGTAGGTTTTTTGCTATTGGTATCATATTTCTTTGTTTTCAAATTCAAAATAACTATTTAAAGCTTCTCTTGAGGCATTTAATAAAAACTTTAAAGCATTTATATCATTTTCTCTTGATTTATCAATTACTTCTAAAACACAATCCATTCTATATGAAACAGAACCTAATTCTTCTTTTGTGTCAATGTCTTCAAACTCTTGTATAAAATCAATTATTAATTGACTATAATTTTGCATATTATAAAAACTATCATTTGAAAGTTCTTCTATGCTTTTAAACTGAAATAATTCACTTACTTTTTTCATTTTAATTGTTTTTTAAATTTAATTCTATGAGCTTCTTCTAAATTACTCTCTACGTCGCAATGAGAGATATCAATAATGTATAAATTTCCTTTTTTATGAACGCTGTAATCAAAATCCCATCTTAGCTTAGTCATAAGTGTAAAACAAGATTGATAATGCGTAATTGCAATGTACAGTTTGTCATAGTTTTTTGAAATTATTGTTTTAATACCAAAACTTTCCTCTATACCTTTCTCTAAATCAGAACACTTAATACTTAAAGCGTTCTGATAATTGTTAATTATTAATTCCATTAATTTACAATATTAAAATTAAATTCAGCACAATATAATTCTGCATCTTTTTTGGATTTAAAACCATCAATAATAGCCGCATCTGCATGAGAAAAACCATAACGAGTATTAAATGCTTCAATTATTTGAAATGAAGTTACATTTTCACTATTTAATTGTAAAATAAATACATTTTGAGTTTCCATAATTTATATTTTTGTGTTTAGCGTTATTGCTTCTACAAAGATACAACCAACATTTAAATAAACAATACTTTTTTTAATTTATTTTTAAATTATTTTACAATTCGGTTATTTGTTTACCGTTAGATTTATTTTGCGCGCTTATGATTGCTTTATTTTCCACCACCTCGCAACTCAAAAATAACAAACATTTATGCAAACTTAGTTGGGTTACTTTGTCAATCGAAAAGATGTCGTCTTTAGCTAGTTTTTTTATAGTAGGATACCAACCCCAATCTTTAAAGTAGTTTGCCATATCCTCGCCCTCGCTTATTCCGCGCTCGAATATCTCAGGGTATAATCCTCTAACTCGCTCGCTAAATTCAAAAAAAAAACCAGCGCGCCATTAGCAATATTTAAAGGCATCGATTTCATTCGCTCGGCATATTCCGCAGTACCTTTGTAGCTTTCTATTTCATACCTGCCATGTGCTTTATTTCTTATCGGTCGGAATAGTATAGCCATTAGATTATGCAAATCATTTTGGCTTGTTTGGTATTTCTCTAGGTCTGCAAACTCTCCTAAACTTATTTCCTCAAAGTCATTTATAAAGCCAAATTCTAAACCGTCTAATTTAAAGGTTGCTTCAAATTGCGCATCTGTATTTAAAGCAAGGTCTACTTGCTTACTTATACGCTCAAAGTCAATAGCTTTTACAGTAACTAAATCCTTGTGAGGTATGTTTGTAAAGATTGATACTTTACGTTTGTTAAAAGTCATTATATCCAAGTCGCGCTCTAGCAACTCCATATACTTTTGAAACTGCCCTAGTGTAACCTCGCTAATATTTTCTGGTATGTTTATTTTCATAATTATCTTATATCAAATTTTCCTCTATTTATATTTACTCCTAAAGTTTCCATTTCGTGA